AGATCCTTTTTCTGGAATTAAATCTAAAGTATATGTAAATGAATTTGTAGATGCAATGGATACTGAATGTTTTCCATTATATAAACTGTTTTTTGAAAGAATTCTATTATATGATGTAACTTCAGTATCAACATTAATTTCTTGTTTAGTAATTGGAAGATCGCTGTCATAAACTGGATCTAATTTATAGAATAAAACTTGGGGACTATCATTTGAGATATTTAAAATTGTTCTTGCATTTGAAGAAACCCCAACAGCACCAAATTTTTGAACTTGAAAAGTTTCACTATCTGTATTTTTATCATAAATTTTTGTAAAATTTTCATCAAGATAAAAATTTAAATCAAAAGCCGAATACGGTGTAGATTGATTAATATATGATAATGAAGAATCTGACAAATCAAATATAATTGTAGAATCCTTATATACTGTAATTGATGGGTTTATGAGTGAAAGTGTTCCAGAAGAAGTGCTTGAAATTCCAACTATTGAGGGTTTAAGTTGAATGGAATTATAATAAGTATTTGAAAGTTTAAAATTATCTTTATCTATTTGCACAACAAAATATTCAAAATTGTCATATAATCCTTGTGCTGGGTTTGGTGATGTATGTAAAACTTTATCACCACTTTTAAAACCGTGATCAATAATTGTGATTGTATTTGTAAAAGTATTAATTCCTCCAGAAGTAAATGATTTTGGGTTAATTAAAATCTTTCTGTTGTAATCGTTATACGCCAAGGTGTAGGATGTAGAAATTGACGGATTTACGTTTACATAAACAGTATCATTATTTTGCAATCCATGTGTTTGTGCCGTAGACACAGTAACGATATTTCTTAAAATTTCACCGGTAATAACTTCATAATTTGTTTTAAGACTATGGTAAACACCAGTTCCTATGCCACTAAAAGATAAAATTGTAGAAGATCTCACCGTACTTGCAATACCAACAAAAGTACCAGTTGATCCCAATCCAACTCTAACTGTTGCTAATCCAATAAGATCTTCATTTATTTTTGCAACATACAGTTTTTGCTGATCTTTTAATGTCGTACCAATTCCAACTCCATTTTCAACAATAACTATACCGTTTCCTCCATTTGGGGAATATGTCAATTCATCACCTGTTTCTAAATTATGATTTTTTATATAAATTGATCGGGTTGGAATAAAAATTTGAGTTATTCCTGTTCCGGGATTTGATAAAAATATTGTTGTTCCTATTCCAACACCAAAATTTGTCCCTATTGCAACAGATTCAATAGGGTTGAAGTATATTTCCTTATTTTGTTTATAATTATAAACTGTTTCAAAACCAACAACAACATCCAACCTTCTTGGATCGACATATGCAATTGTTGTGGCACTATGTGCAACTCCAACAGTATTATTAACTTGTCTAAGCACTCTTATTCTTGACAACTGAGGATCTACATTTAATACTTTTATCTGCTCAGACCCAACTTTCAATATATCATTTTCTTTAAGATTTACAATTCTTCCCGATAAATTAAAGTATGTAACAATTCCAGTTATCCCAACACTTCCAATTCCGGATGAAGTTGTTCCAAGTCCAACAACAGAAAAAACGGCGGTTGATCCAATACCAATAGTGTAAGATCCTTCAATTTTGGAAGATGTGGTAGAAAGACCAGTTACTAAAATTTTATCTCCATTTTTAAAATTATGTGGATTATTGCATATTAAGGTATATACCCCCAAATTTTCTGATGGAGAAATTTCAACATTAGTAATACTGCTTGTCGCAACACTTATTGTATTAGCAGATTTTCCAAGAACTCTTGTTACTTTTGCAGATGCATTGAATCCCTCAGTTTGGGAATTATTAAAAGCAATAACATCATTAACTTTATAATTATTTCCTCCCGATACAATACTAATAGAATCAATTTCTCCCGGCGTTATTGAGGTTATTACTGCGTTTTGATTAAGATTATTTGGTATTCCTACATATTCATAATTTAATAAATTATATGGTGCAGTGTTTCTAAACCAATTTGTTTTGTTTAAATCCAAATTATCTTGATTTGAACTTAATTTGTAATTGAATTCGTTTGGAATGGCTTTAAAATTATTTCCAATTAAGTATGGAAATTCTGGTCGTTTGTACCCTAAAAAGGGAGGAGCAGTATCGACCGATAAAGTATCAAATGTTGCAAAATAAGCATAAGTTCCTTTTGGAAATTCTGGTGTTATGCAAAATCGTCCATTATTTTCATCAAGAACTGTTTCATCGCTTATTTTTTTATACGTATAATCTTCGACAAAAAATCCCAAAGGATAAATTGATATTGATGGACCATATTCTCTTGTGGTATTCAGTCTGTATCCAGACTTCATTTGTTTAACTATGCCACCAGATTTTGTAATATATCCATATGGACCATAAATTGGATATCCATCATAAGCCCATCCAATAATTGGGGAATGGTCAATGGAATTAACTTCTACATTTGCGGATAATTTTAAATCCCTTTTGCCATATAAAATTTTTCCAGTTTGATCTGTGGAAAAAATAGATTCTCTAAGTTTTCTTGGAGCGTATATGTGACAATACTGTAATTGGTATTTTTCATTAACTGAAGGATGAATAAATCCGTCATCTCCAGTAAAAGTATTTAAATATTTTTGAAAGAGATTTATTCTCCATTTTTGTATTTTTGTTTTAAATGATACTCCAGATCCAGGAAAAATAACCCTTGCCGAAGTTGCAGATTGTGTGTATCCATTACCACTTTCTATAACTCGAACAGAAGTTAGGAGACCATTAACAACCACTGGGGTTATTACTGCACCGATTCCATCTCCAGTGATAATTAAATTTGGTGGAGAATTGTACGATTTTCCAGAGTTTAAGACCAAAACCTCTGTTATTTTTCCGTCATTTACTACAGGAAATAATTGAGCATCTTGTCCCGAAGATAATGTTACTAAAGGTTCTCTTTCGAGATTAATAATTTCGGATGATCCATATCCAACTCCTTGATTTGACAAATGGACAGAAGTTACGCTTCCTCTAAATATCGGTTGAATTTGAGCCTCAAATGTTTGTTGTCCTACAGACGAAATACCTATTTTTCCAATTAAAGAAACTGTTATATCTGAATAGTTAAAAGAATGTGTTCCTGAACCGGTGGAGGTAAAATTGATGTATTGTTTTGTTCTATAAAAATAGTCTTTTGCAGTTGATCCGACACCAACTTCAGATAATTTAAAAGTATTATTATCTGTTTTGGTAACATAGTACTCAGAACCACTTATAAGACCCCCTACAGGCGATCCTGACGCAACATACTTAACTATTTCTCCCGATGCATAATCGTGATTTGTAATTAATATTTGGTTAGAAAAAGTACTTATTCCTGAAGAATTTGATGTTCTCTGTTTATTTTGATATCCAACACCCTCAGATATTACATTGATAGATTCTACTACAGATTTTTTATTGTATGATTTTAAATTATGTTTGCCGATACCATAAGAAGTTAGAACTACTGTATTAATGCCTGATATTGCGTCAATTTGTGTTTTATGTAACTTTACAGTTAATGGATTTACTACAGAAACAAAATATGATGAGTTTGTTGTAATTCCTCCAATAGCAAGTTGAGATTGTGTTTGATATATTACTTGCTCCGCATTTCTAAATTTATGGTATGTGCCAAATCCTATAGTAGAAAGTGAAGATCCCAAACTTACTTGAGAAGATCCAAAATCGGAAAAGAATTCGGTAGAGTGCTCAATTAGTTTCATATTTACATTGGCAATAGCACCCACACCATTACCACCAGTAATGCTAACTGTTGGGGTTTCAATATAATCAAATCCCGAATCTAAAATTCTAATTTCTTTTAAAGACCCAGAAACTGTAACATATCCAGTTGCTCCTGTTCCAACATTATCTGCTATGTTTAATATTGGAGGATCAATAATATCATAATTGTTTCCTGGCGAAATAACTTCAATTTCATCTAATTTGCCATAATAAAGTGTATCTGTTGATTTATAATTAAGTATCTCTACGCCATTTATTAAAATCCCTGTAGTTCCAGGAATTGTTTCGTATAATTTTCCGTCCGATATTGGTTCAGAAATTTCTCTAAGAAGATTTTGGGGATATAAAGTTTTTAAATAAAATTTATATGGTATTAATTTGTCATTTGTTACGGTAGTTTCATTGTCAACCGATACAAATTTTAAATTAAAAATATCAGTCCTACTTTTAGATAATTTTATTTTTGTCGAATTAACTCTCTTAATAAAATAAAGCCCCTCATCAAAAAGTGGAACACTGCTGGAAGATTTATAGTAAACAGCATCTCCGGTATAAAAATTATGATCAGATGATGAAATTGCAAATTCATTTCCCAAAAAAGTTCCAGAAAAAACTACTGACCTGTCCGTTGCATCTAAAGGTTGTCCGTTGTAATATGGCAAGGACTGAGAAGATACTAATATTTTTTTAGATTTACTTCCAGTCTCAGAAGAATCAGTATAAACATTTTGAACATTTGCAGAAAAATTAGAAATATTTGGAAATGTATTGGATTCCCCCTTTAACAACTTTCGTTTAACTGTATAAGTATCAGTTAACGATAATTGCCCCTGTCCTGTAATTATGAAGGATTTATCTGATAAAATTTCTACAACAAATGAATCCTTTTCAATATTATCAGACCCAAAAATTTTAATTTTGTCTCCTATTTTTAAATAATGTTCAGTATCTAATGTTAATCTATATGTATTATTTGATGAATCTGCAATTGATATGCTTAAAACTTGATAAGTTGAAGATATATTATAAAACCAATTTTTTGAAACAAAATCTTTTGCTTTTGAACCCAAAGTTTTTATTAAAATGGAGTCATTTATTGAATTGTAATATGTATTATCTGGGTAGTCAATAGAATTTAATACGGAACTAATTCTAAATTTTACTATTTCCTCTGATCCGTCAAGAAAATATTTGCCATATGCATAAGTATTAATACCAACATCAGACTTATCTAAGATTTCTCCATTTATACCAGAACACCCATAAAATTGAGTTAATGATTTTGATGTATATGACACTATACCAGTTGTAGTATCCTCATAGGTGACAAAAAGTTCTCCACTATTGTTAAATCCGACAGTTGAATCTACATCAATTATTGTAGTTCCAGCAGAGACTTGTCCAATAAGTCTTGTTTTTGGATGAACTTTAAAATTTCCATACAATGCACCTTCAACTCTAATATCTCTATTATATCCAGCATCATAACTAATTTTATAAAAAGTTTGACCAATCCCAGAAATAACTTTTTCTACTTTTGTAATTGGGGCATATGACTTAGTAAATGTATCTCCATATTTGTCCTGAAAAATGGTAGAGTTTTTAAGTTGTAATGGGTCTCCAGAAATACTTTCGACAACTAAATTATTTGTAATTGTATAATTTGCATTTGAAGGAGTAATTAAATAATCACCTGGTCGTACAATTTTTACATCCTCATTATATAAAGACTTAAATAATATTTCAAATGATCTATCTGTTCCTCTTGATAAATAAAAATCTTTTGATTGTTTTATAAAAAGATTTTGATTTAATTGGGAATTTAAATTTCTTCCATCCAATCCGGGTAAAAATTGATGTTTTATCTTGGTCAAAAATTCTTTTAAAAAAAGTGCGTTTAAATTGTTTATTTTACTTCCAAGAAATATTAATTCTCCTGTTGTTTCATCATAAACACTACCAGCGTGTTCCTCTGCGCTTGATGTGGAAAATGTAAGTTGCTCTGGATTGTTTTCCGTAACGTAAGTGGTTATACCAGAAAATCCTCTAATACATCCAGTAAAGGAAGAGAATGTTTTTCCCGTGTAAGTAATAATTTCATTATTAATTTTTAATAGTCCATAAGAATCTGGAAATCCATCTGTTCCTGTAGGAGATGCAATTAAATCTATAACTATTGTATCATCGTCAAAAGTTGCATCTGTCCCCAATATCAATGTTTCTGATAAATTTGTTGTTTCATTTAATTTGATGTATTCATCAATATTTTGAATAAGATCTAATGGAGCTCCTTGAAACTCTTGTGAGATATAATATTGCTTTAAAAATTCAGATATCAAAGGAAATTCTTCCCTAACATATGCAGGAAGTTGATTTTGTACAATATTACTAAACTGAATTCTTTTTACTGTCATTTTAATTGGATTTTATTTTCTTAATTAGTAATTTTTATATTATGAAATGCTTGTAGATCTTACTAAAGCACCATTTACATAACTTGAAGATGAAATATAATTCGACGCGGATGGATCAAGACCGGATGATATATTATCCACGACCATTTCAAAATTGCTGTTATTAATATCTAGCTGCAAATATAAATCCTGCAATCCAACTACATCATTTGATCGAGGAGTTGCAGATATTTCAATAATTGTTTGTCCATCTTTTAGTTTTCCTGCCTGCACATTAACTGGATTTAACGTTATAATTCCTTGCTTATAATTTATATTACCAACATTTCTTCTCACTATAGTGGGATTTGTAGAATTCAATGAAGGTAAAGTGAATAAAAATAAAGAACCATCTACTCTATTGGTGTTTGGAAGATCTGATAGATAAACATTTTGCTGTATTCCAGATATTCTAAACGCACTTGATTTGATATTATATCCATTCATACTATTAATATTAAATTCGTTTCCAAATCCAATTTGATATTCCGCAAAAGTATTTAAAGTAATTCGCAGATCTCTTCTTATTTGTAAAGTTGTAATATTTGAAGTTACAGATTCGTGACTATCGTCAATAACTTTTAAAAATTTACTATATTTAAATCTAGCACCATATTTATTTAATTCAGATGATTCTGAATATTTTGTTGCATTATTTTGGACAATTGATGAAACATATTCAGAGGATGGGGCAAGATTTGTATTGTAATAAACTTTTGAATTTATTTCAATATAAAGATACTTTAAATCTAAAATCTCCGGAACTATTCCCGCAACAGCATATTTTTTCAATTTTAGTTTAATATTTTCTTTCACAAGATTTGGTAAGAAATCTCCAAATCTTGGTTTGATGCTAATAAAAACTTTTCCATATTGAGGTGGAATTAATTCTTCGCCACCAAAAACTGAAATTGATTCGGTTTCTGGATAAATTTTAGATGGTATTAAAGTTTCATAATCATCTGCAGTCAAAGCTCTATTTTGAGAAGCATAAATTCTTGGAGCAAATTTTTTAATAGATTCTACCGATTCAATATTTTCACCACCAGAAGATGGTAATCCTGCAGTTAATAGTGATATGCCAGATGTTGCATTATACACTATAGAATTTCTTGTATATGTGAGTCTTCCAGAAAAAGTAAATTGGTTAATCCCATTCGCGCTATCTCCATTTGAGACAATGTAGTCTGCAGTAATATAATTTCCCTCTTCCAATGCTTTACCAAAAATACCATCACCAAATAACAATTCATATCTTTCATCTTCAATTTCTTGCAAATAATAAACTTTAGATTCCGAATTTACTGAGAACAAATTATCTTGAAGAACATATGAAACTTGAGAAGATGCTTGCGCATTTGATTTGACATTTACTGAAATTAATTCAGTATCAACACCAGTGTTTGGCAATATAAATCTTTGATTTATATTTCTTGTGCTAAAAGTAAAATTTGAGGTTAACAAAGATCCTTCGTAAATTGTTATATTATTGAATGTTGCAATATTGTTGAAAACTGGGACTGTGATGTCTTCCAAGATTGAAAAAACGAAAGACTGGGTTCCAAAAGTTCCAGAAGTGCTAGCTACTGGACCTTTTTTAAGAGTTAATGATACCGGTATGACTGGAAATTCTGTTGGGTTTGAGCAGTCCACGAAAAAACTGATTGTTGCTCTTGAAGATTTTCTTGATTTTGGAATATATCCAATGTTTCGAGCAAGAGCAACAACATTTTCCCTAAGTGTTGCACTATCAATAAAAACTTCATTTGCAACCATATTTGCATTATATGAAGTAATATATGTGTTATATGCTAATACATCAAGAATTGTGGATAAATTTGACCCCTCAAAGTCATAATCAGTGAAGTTTGAATTTGACTTCAAGTAATCTTTAAGTGTTGTTTTAATCTGATCGAAATCTAGATTAGAGAAATTGACTAGTGTCATTTTTACCTAGTTGGTTGCAAAACAAACTGTAATTCTTGTGCTGGAACATCTGCTCCTACGATTTCATATGTAATTATGACATCAAATGCATTATTATCAAAATCAGGAAATGCTTGAACGTCGATTAAATTTACTCTTGGTTCAAAATTTATAATTGATTGTTTAATTTCATCTACAATGATTGAAGCCGTGATGTCATCAATATTTTCAAATAATGAATTTGAAATGTTTGATCCAAAAGTTTCATCATAAAATTTTTCTCCAGGAACAGTAAAGACAATGTTTCTGATTGAACGAGCAATTGCATTTTCATTTCTAAGTGCAATTAAATCACTGTTCAGAGGATTGCTCTGAAAAGTCATACTGATGTCTTTGAAACTTTGACTTACCCTTTCTAAAGGCATTGAATACTATAAATCTATCTTATTTATTCGGGATTTTTGACTCATAAAGAGGTTCTGTTCCATATTCCCAATCATCATAATCGTCATCATTGCGAATTAATTCGTGAATTTCATTTTGAATATAAAAATCGTGTTTTTTTGGCGTTAAATCGTCATTTTTAATTTCACGAAGAATTTTTTGCTTTTCTATTTTTGCTTCCCAACCATATTCTGATGATAAAAATTCAGTTCCCCACTCATTTTTCATAAATTTTTCGTCTTTATCGACTTGTTTGGTCATTGTTTTGCTCCTGATTTGTTAAATCAGAACTTTTTACGGGGTTGCTATCCCGAATTTCTTTAATTTCTTACATAAAATCGTCTGATGTCTCAATTTTACGACGATTTTCAACAGAATATTCGGTTAAATCAATTTCATATCCTGGATTTTTAGTAATTCTATTGCGAGTCCATGCATCATCGTACCATAAAATCTTATTATTTGGGTATGCATAGAAGTTTCCATTGTCCATCTTGAAAAAATGGGCACATTTGTGTTCTGGGGTCTCACTAAAATTTGTATTTAACGTCGATTTTGATTCCCATGACCAATCAAGAGTAAACATATAAGTTCCTTCATTCTTTTTCCCTTTATAATTGATCAGTTCAGCACGTAAGTTAGACAATCTTGATCGTACTTGAACATCGATATATGGAGAAAAACAATCCCACCACATACATTCTTCTAATTCAGGAACGGGCGCATCTGGTTTCCAACAAAATGCATGAATTGGTCTTCGAGTCCAGTTCACCCCATTCTCTAAAAACGCCTCAAAGAGGGGTACGTGCTTCTCTAAGGACGCTACAGAGTGTACGTCACATAAAGTTACCTCCCCATGACCTTTTTTATGATTAAAGAGAAATTCATTACGAATATAGCAAGTAATCGTGGGAAGATTGTGGTTTAGGTAAGACATTCAAAGGATTTCTGTGTTTTAGGTTTTCGGGTTACGGTTTTCTTCAGGACGAGAAACGACGGCGCTTCCGGTAACTAATTATAAAAAATAAAAAAGCACTTAAAGAGACCTCTAAGTGCTTTGTAGATTATTTACCTTGTCCTCGATAAGGTTTCTTTGCTTTGTTTCTGCTGGTTGCAGAATATCTTGTATTCTTCCCAAGTCCCTGTCGAGTGTTTTTTGGATGCGACTCAATTTGTGCTGAGCCACTCAGAGATTTGCGATTTGCCATTAAACTTCCTCCAATTCAATGAGTTCTGGATATATTTCTTCTCCTTCATAAAACTTTTCGGAGAAGTCTTGAAGAATATTACTACATTCTTCCTCAGTGAGATTTTGATAAATTTTACGTCCTTGATAAAGTACGTTATATCTTTTCATTAGATAATACGAGTCTTTTCATGTCCGACACGAATACGTGGATCACACCAAATTTCAAATCCTGCTTCTTTTGCATCAAGACAGAATGAAACATCTTCACCACACATATCCTGAACATTGCCAGATTCAAACACTTGCATCTTTGGAGCAAACCAAGGGTATTCAAGATTTTCAAATACACCTTTCTTAATAAGCACCCATCCAAAACCAGTGTAATCTACAGTAAATGGCTTACGACGCTTGCTGATCGATTCCACAGTTTCATGATTCATGACTCCCCCATTCTTACGGAAATCATCTTCCTCTAACCAATGTGCGACAGAAGTTGTGTGACCGTCTTCGGTAGCATACCACCCAGCAACTACTTCCTTTTCGGTGCCGTCTTCCGAAATTGCCAGATCACAAAGTTGCCAGAACTTATTTGTATCAAAAACAATATCGCTATCAATCCAAAGTTGATAATCATATTGCAATTTTCCATCCCAAGGAATTTGTTTTGGTCCACGAAGTACATTTGCACCAAGACACTTGCACCGCGCAAAATTAACCATCGATGAATAGTCTTGAGAAATTTGAATACTCATACCATTCTGTACCATATCAAAGCACAGTTGTACAAATGCTTTTAGAAAAATAAAAGAACACCCTCGACCAGGAAGACAGAATACAATACTCTTTCCACGCATTCTTTCTTTAATCGCATCAATATCCCATTCTTCTTTAGGTTTTGGTGCAGCAGCTTTAACAGTAAATCCTTTTGCCATAAGATTAAATAACTTTCAGTTCAGATTTTAACAGTTTATATATGGTTTGTCAATACGAAGAATTAAGTGCTACTTCTTTATTAACACTTAATTCTTCGTATGATAGATCTTCAATAAGATAATCAGTTTTCATAATACCAATCATATTGTTTAAAATGTCCCAAGTAGTTGAAAATTCTTCTTCTTTAAGTGAATGAAATAAACATCTATCTTTTGCATAGATGTGATAAATCTTTTCCATACAAAAAATATCTCCGGAAAATTTTTGTAACAAATCTTATTTTGTTACTGCATTATATATGACTGCAAATAAAAATCCAAAGGGCACCCATACAAGTTTTGGATAGCGAATGATCCAACCTGCAAGTATAACTTTCCAGAATGTCCAATAAGGTTTTCGGTGATAGTATCTAGAAAGGTATTGTGAGTGCATTTTACTTCCGGAAATTTTTTATGAAAGTGATATTTAGAGGTCGATTTGTCACCTCTGTAGGTTAGGGTAGTTTGCTTTTTTTAATACGGGGGGCATTAATAACAACGCCGCCCGCCGCTATAACCCCCCGACCGCAAAACACTGCCAAACGACGATATCAACGCATAAACATACTGCTGTTACGCATATACTTATGAGTATAACATAAAGGGGCACCAGTGTCAACCAGTGCCCCCACAGTTAGTATCAATCAGAACTCGACTTCTGCCTCCTCAGTATCATTCACAGCATCAGCAGCAAGAGTATCCAGGATCTGAAGAATTTCATTTCCGTTGTTACCTTGTGCCAGAAGAGAGATAAGAACTTGCTTGGACATTTTGTGTTTTGTGTGTTAGTAACTGTGTGTTGAGTGAGTGTCTTTATAGGGCGCATCTCATTCCCCTTGATGATCAGTTAGAAGAGATAATCAGAATGCCAGAAGTGTATTATCAAACTGCTCTTTAGTGATCAGACCTTGATGATAATCGGTGTTCAGAGTATACATCAGGTCCGTGAATTGAGTATAACGATCGGGAGCAAAGTGATACAGGAAGAAGATTTTGCGACGTACAGGATTGCTCATCTGATCGGCAAAAGTGCGGACCTGATTGATAACGGTGCTGAACATTGTGATCTAAGTGTGAATGAAAGTGTGTGTGAAGAGTGTTACTTAAGATCAGAAATCAAACACGTCTGAGTTAAGTTGAACCGCATTCACTTTCGGATCAGCGAACTTCACACCGTCCTTCGTTTCACGCACTCCATACTCATCATAGAGACGATTTACAAGAGTTTCATAATCACCACACTCTGCAGCAAAGTCATACAAATCCCGATCATTGTTGATCCACAGTGCAACATTCCAGGTCTCATAATTCTCCCAACCGTTATAGGAGATGTCCAGAGCATTGCGTTGGAAAGTGGAAGTCATAGTGATGTAAAAGTGTAGTGGAAAAAGTGTAACTCAACCGATCACATAGATGGCATCAGGATGATGATCTTCGCACCAATACACGGCAGGATGACCACTCTGAGTGCAGTGATCATTCATCCGATCAACCTCATTCTGTGCCTGATCTTCAGTCAGATGAGAGTAATGAACTCGGACCTGATTTGCAACTTTGGAGAATACTGCGAAGGTCATTAATGCGTTAAAAGTGTCAGAAAAGATGCTGGGACTTTATAGATTAGTGACCCGTTATCCCATCGGGTCAGTGTAGGAAGGTCGTTTGCGTCCCCCCTACACTATAGGAACACTTTAGAGGTGAGCTATTTTAATTTGATAAAAGTCGATATCCTTTATGTTGCTTTCTTTCTCCTGTCCTAGTTCTACACATTGCTGCTTGATCTAAGTTATATTCTCGACACCATTTAGTGAGATTATATACTTCGAATATCTCACCAGTTTTTATACATTCAACACGAACACTTATTCCACTTCCGTGATTCATTTGATGCCATCGATTGCACCACTCTAAGTTCTCTACTCTATTATCACTTTTGTTTCTATTGATGTGATTCACTTCTGGAAGATTATCTGGATTTGATATAAACGTTTCTGCGACCAATCTATGAACTAATAAAGGTCTAGATCTTATCGAAACCTGCGCATATCCTTTATTGAAAGTGACAGACAACTCTCTGGGTTCTGATGTATAATCTGGTTCATAATATGTCTTGCAAGGATACACTCCTCTGGGAGTTACTTTTCTCAGATTTGTGCATACCTTGCCATCTTCTGTGATGAAGTATCCCCTGTAAATAGGATGTTCTTTAATACCTATCAAACTCTTCGACATATACATCAACACTCTCAGATGGTTCAAGTTTGAATAACTTCTCGAAGTCAATATCCCTCGCATTAAAGTCATCAAGAACCTCAAGTTCCAGAGTAATTCTCACTTTTTGTTTCCGTCCCTGAAGATACGCAACTGACATAAGTACTGCTCCGAATATGTATGTGAGTATCCTAAGATGCCTTGTCTGGATTGTCAAGGTGGTGGGAGTATTTATGAGTACCGCTGATATTTTGTGAGGGGTATGTGGGGATTTTATGATAATCCGGGGGTTGACATTATGCGGGTGATCGTGTTATGATGCGCACGCTAAGATCACAAGACTTCAGCACATTTATAAGGGTATAATCACAAGACCTGGACACATTTATAAGGGTATAATCACAAGACTTCAGCACATTTAATTGCTTATAAGTATCACCCCTATTATACACTTATCAAGCACATTCAACTCAACATTTATACACCTATTATCAATACATCTGCTTATTGATTATCAATTAGACCCCTTATTGATTGTCAATAAGTGATGCTTATTGCGAATGAATTACAATACTTAAATAGGTTTAATCTGCCCTTAAGTATAAATAACGCAGATATATTTTTATCAATTTAATGGCATACATTTACTCCATCACTAATATCGAAAACAACAAACCTTATGTAGGAAAAACAGAGCAACCTAACCCATACGATAGATGGAAACAACACCTACAATTAGCAAGAAGTTTTAATAATCTAAAAGAAAATAATTCTGCTCTCTCTATGTACATACTTCGTGCAATCAATAAACACGGAGCAGATAAGTTTAAGTTTAGAGTGATAGAGGAATGTCCAGATAAATTGGTGAATGAACGTGAAACATATTGGATAGAAAAACTTGATTCTTGCAACAATGGATATAATATCACATTAGGTGGAGAAGGTGTATCAAAACCAAAAAAGTATTGGGCAAATCATCCTCATTCTAAAGCAGTGAGTTGTTATACGTTAGAAGGTGAATGGATTAGAGACTATGAAAGTGTAGGATTGGCAGCAGCAGATGTAGGAAATGGCAATGGAAGATCACCCATTAACTTTTGCATTAAAGGTAAAACATTTCAGGCATTTGGATATAGATGGAGTTGGAAAGGTGAGGAACTTAAGTTAGTTGAAAAGAGAGCAAATGTGCGTGGTTGTGTTTATGGAATCAATCCAACATTGGGACGAAAAAAGATGTGGAAATCACAGGCAGATGCAGCAGAAGAAATAACTGGAAATCGCAGAAGTAATGCTAACATTTTATTATCAATACGCAGTCCTAATAATAACAAACTACAAGCAAATGGTTGGTATTTGTTTAGATCAAAACCAACAGATTGGACACCAGCAGAAAGAAAAGGATTTACAAGTGAAAGTGCAAAGAAAGCAGCAAAAGTATCAGCAGAAAAAACTAGAAAACCTGTTTATGGAATGAGTATTACAACGGGTGAAATTGTAGAGTTTGAAAGTATTCTTTCCGCAAGTTATTTCATCAAGGGTGAAGGAAACAATGGCGCAGTTCCAGGTATTCACAAAAACATTCAACGTATCAAAAATGGAGAAAGTTGGTGCTATGCTTATGGTTACAAATGGCACTATAAGCAATAAAAAAGAGGCATTTGATTGCCCCTTTAAGTATCATTGGAAAGGACTGATTTAGTTCAGTCTCATACCATCAGTAAAGGGAAGATTGCCATACTTGGTTGATACAAACCAGTTAAAGTTTTTCTGGTAAATGTACTCACTATTCCCGTGTTCTTTGAGAATAGCATTGAGACGAGACTTAGTGGTTTTTGATTGAACACCACCATCAAACAATTCCAACCAAGTATCACCTACCATTGCAATCAGATTGCTATACAGATAGACGAAACTTACACCTTCAATGTTAATCACTTCAGTATTGTCTTTCTTCCAATCAATCTCATTGGAGATTGCATTATTCATTTGTGATTCGATGACTCGCATTTGTTTGAGATAAAAAGATTCTGGACCTGTTGATTGAGGCACGGTCCACTCCTCATACTATAGAAACACTTTGGAGGTGAGCTATTTTAATTCAGGACTTAATTGCCCCAGAAGGCATCATACTCATCCGCAATCTGATCAATCAATTCATCAGTTGCATCCAGGTCAAAAGTATAACAAACCCAGTCAACA